TTATTGATAATATTTACAACAGTACCAGAAGTATGTGATACGATTTCGGTTTCATCTTGTCCTCTATTAACTGTGATTGTGTTCCCAGATATTTCTTTAATGTACATTTCTTCATTATCAATTTCAATATATTCATTTACAGTAAGTGATGCTGCATTACTTACATCAAATTTAGTAATTTTATCATCTATATATTCTGCTAGTGAAGTTGTATTATCATCGGTGTAATCTTGTATTGCTCTTGGTTCAGCAACATAACGAAGTTGTCTAGAAGCATTTTTTCTGTTTATGTCTGTATAATAATCAACTTGTACTTTTTTGATAAGACCTTCAGTAGAATCAGGTAATGGTCCAAATAGATACGTTTTTGCTGTAAAATTTAAATCATAAATTATAATTCTTTTTTCATCAAATCCACTTTCGTAATTATCTTTGAAATTTATATTTCCAAGAACTATTGGAATATCACGTTTTTCACCTATAGAAGATACCAAATCAATTGTTAAATTAAAAGATGGCTGAAAGTATGGGAGAATTTGTTCTACAATTTGAAGAGCATCATCATTATATTGAGTCATAATTGAAAGTTGTATGCCCAAATTATAAGGAACAGGCATAAACAATCTATTTACTACTTTATCATCTGTGAGACTTTTTGATTTAAATGTTTGCATAGTAGAAATTTTTCTACTATTATCATATTGAATACTATTCATTTCAAATGCAAGTCTTGGGAGAATTATAGCAACTCTTTTTCTCAAATCTGGTTTTTGTTCTAATCTTGCTAAAAACTTTTCAGTAGGACCATATGCAATTGGAACTTTTATAGTGCTAAAATCACTATCATCTTGTTTTTTGTGTTTGATATTAATATCATTAAATAAAGTACCAAAGGCAATAATTGTCTTACGAATTATTTCGTGATAGTAGTATTGGCCTAACATAATAATACCTTTTATTAATTATTTAGATTTAATAATCCCCAAAAGGGTTTCTTTCACTAAAATCTAAAATTTCATCTGCTTCATTTTCTATTGGTATATTGTCTGCATAATCATCATATTCATCTTGAGTATTGATTGAAAGAATTTTATAATTTGCATTTGACCCTCCACTTGTTGTTCCCATACCAACTACAGATTCTCCCCGAATAAAACTTCCATTTAAAGTTTTGACTTGAAGTATTCTTGTATCATAATCCCAATCATTTACATAAGCAGTAGTTCCGGTTGAAACTCCTCTTACTATTTCGTTAAATATATAATTGCCCGTAGATACGCCAACAGGTGAAGATATTGTAACTACTGGTGCCTGTGTATAACCTGCTCCAGCATTAGTATAACGAATTGAAGTTACAATACCAGAAGAATTAATAAATGATAGTGCAGTTGCATTTGCTCCACCAACAGGTGCAGTACTTATTGCGACAATAGGTGCAGTAGAATAACCAACACCACCATCAATTAAATTTATTGGACCCAAAGAACCAGAAGATATAATTGCTGTTGCTATTCCTCCAGAACCACTATTGCTTATAATACTAACAGTAGGTACAACTGTATATCCAATACCTGGATTTATAACTAAAATTTTATCAATTGAACTTCCAGTTTGACCAAAACGACTCGTCATTATTGCAACTGCTGTTGCATTTACACCTCCAGAAGAAGCATTACTTATTGCAACAATCGGAACAGAAAGATAACCAGTCCCATCATTAATTAAATCTATTCTTGATACCGAATTACCACCAGCACCCGCAAGACTAGATGCAAGTTGTACAGTTGCAGATGTTGATGTTGCGCCTAAACCGACCATAATAAGTTTTACGATATATCCAAAATCTTTTACTGACTCGTCAACTTCATTAATACTTGTATTAATTACATCATCTGCTTCATAATCCATCACTTCGCATCTTAATTCGTAAACATATAAATTATTTAATTGATAAAATGGTTTTTTTCCTTCTACATATTTGATTTCAAAAATTGTATTATCTAATGGGAGATAAATTAAATCTCCTTCTTCTGGTCTTGATTTTAATTCAATTTGTGTATTTGAAGAAATAAATGGACTAATAAAATCTTCATATCTTTCTTTTGAAATTATAAATGTAACTTCGTCAGTAGTTTTTACTCCAAATTTTGATAGGATATCTCCTTGACCTCCAAATCCTTCATAATTGACTAAATATGCTTCAATTCTGAATGAATCATCAAAATTTGATGATGTTATTTCTTTTAAAATTGTATTTTTATTGATAATATTTCTTGGAAGATATACTATATCTTGTCCATACATTCTTAATTGTTCATTAATCAAATCTTGTACTAATCTTTGTTCACTAGAAGAACCCTGCAAAAAATATGGATTAAGTGGAGACATAATTATACTCTACTAAAGGTATATCCACGATGACGAGTTTGTCCTTTTTTATTCAAACACCTACAAATCGCACTAGTATCCCCACTAATATAATCTGCACATTCCTTTATTGATTGAAATTTTTTATTTAATTCATTTATCATAACTGATTTTGGTGGTATATGATTTCCTTTGCCTTTTTTTGTATTTGATATTTTTTTGCCTCTTTTTTTTCTGTCTTCAACCGACAAATTATCCCAAAATTTTTGTACTCCTGCAATATGATTATTATTTCCTTTTTTCATACGAGGGGGATTCTCTCCACCATCAGTTTTGTTATAAAGAATACCTGTTCCCAAATCCTTTCTTCCATATTTTTTTATATAAATTTTTTCCATTTGCATCGCATCTTCCTCTGTAAGATTATCTGCAACTTTTATTCTTCTTTCTTTTGGGGGAAGACTTATTCCAGGATGAGCTTTACTATCTATCCTACCATTGCACCCTTTACCAACATAGTAAGGAGTACCATCTTCTCGGTTATAAAAGTAGCAATAGTATTTTTTCATATCTTAACCTATAAGGTCCATTGGAGGTAATTCGTATTCCGTTTTAAGTTGATTTTCTGCTTCTTCTATTTCTTTAACTGCATCATCAAAAAGTTGTCTTCCATTAAGTTGCACACCACCAGGAAGCAATACGCCTTGGAATTTAATCATATTTTGTCCCCACTGTCTTTTGATTAGTGCAGTTAAATATTTTTTTAACCACCAATCATTATATACTCCAGATGCATCTGCGGGATTTACCATTCTATAACAATCAAATATAAGATAATTATCAGGACCCATTTGGCTCCAATCAATATCTAAATATAATCTATGATTTTTTTTATTAAATCTAATTTGAATATCTGGAGTAATAATTCGGCTCAAATCTTCCAAATATGTTTTGGTCATTGCATAATTTAAAATATCAAGTGCTCCATAATAGTATAAATCATTTAAGAATAATTGATACTTAATATTAAATAGTCCACTTGTAATTGTACTGGAATCTATTTTGAATACATTATTTACACCAATTACATGGTCTGGAAGTTGTAGAAAATTATTACTTTCAGTGTAAGAAACTGTTGCTACGCCAACGCTAGAGTTCGCAATTGAAGTTGTGACCCCAGTTCTTATTGTATCTAATTGATTTTGCGTTAATTTGTGTTTAAGAAATACTTTTTCAATTCCATCATAATGTCTTTCATTAAAATACTGAATTGCATCATCCACCAAATCATCAATTTGGTCATCATCTACATTAATTTCTACGACTGGATATCCAAGTTTTCTTAAAGAATAATCAATTAATCCTTGACGGGATGATGGTTGAGTCATTGTTGAATTCCTGCCTCTTCGTATTTATCTTCTTCTTTTATAATTTTTTTTATTTTATTTTTGGTCAAATCATCATATTTTTTTTGAAGTTCTAAATTGGCCATTAATAATTTATTTTTTTCGTTTTCATAATCTTGAGCAGAAGATTGTAATTTTGCTTCTAATAAAATGTTTTGATTTAATAAATTAGAAATCTTTTGCGTATATACACTTACTAAAATGTTCACGTCAACGTCATTATTCATAATTAGAATTGTCCTCCATCTATAGTGTCGGTCCAGACAGGAACATTTGAGGCATTGGTAGTTAAAATATAATTTGAGGTACTTGCATATCCAACTTCTGGAGTATTGGTACTTACTAATTTTCCAGTAGAATTAAAATATGCAGACCCTCTAGTACTAATTCCAGAAGATACAAAGTCAAGAAGTAAAGATCCGACATCAAGAGTTCCTTTTGTTCCAGTTACAACACTTCCTGTAATAGTAGCATCTGGAATATAAGTGAAATTCCCAGTAGTATCTTTATATCCAAAGAAACCTTTTTTATTATTTGCTATTCCTGAACTAGTATTATAATTAAAAGAAATACCTCTATCAGTATTCGTATCAAAAGCATGAGTAAGTGTTAATTGGGTGGTAGAAGAAATACCGGCAGTAGTTGTACCAGCAATTGAAACTATTTTAGTTCCAGTATTATAAGAAACAATAGTTCTATTGCCGATACTTGCAGGCAGACCAGTTATACCTGCATTATCTATCACGTCTCCTGTATTAATTCCTACGACAGAATCCAATGAAATTTGAGTTGTTCCAATTCCTACAGATGTTACTATAGTTCTAACACTTGTTACATCACCAATATTAAATATTACTTCATTTGCACTTACTGTATTTGAATTTACAGTAGTTGTAGTACCATCTATTTGTAAATCTCCCTTAATAACAACTGTACCTTCATTGCTCAATCCATCTGGATATGGATCGATATAAAGAGTATTTCCTCCACCAGATCTAGTTGAAATTACATTTGAACTAATTCCAATATTATCAATCGTAACCCCACCAGTATTGGT